AGCTTGGTGAGTTGAATGACGGCAATATGGGTGAGCGTGAGTGCTACAGCCATGTCCGTATGGCACACGCACAAGACGAAAAGTAAAACTACAGCCCATAGCTCTCGGTAAAGGGCTACAGGCTGTATAACCACAACAATAGGGTAATATTGAGATGGCTGATGAAATTGTAATATATAAACCTCTGGCTGATAAGATAATTGTCAGACCAGATGTTCGTGTTTTGAGCAATGTCATTATTGTTAACAATAAAGAAGCTGAAAACATGGGAACAGTCGTTGCTGTAGGGCCTGGCAAGAAATTGTCATCCGAAAAACGAGAAGCAATGCCCATTGAAGTAGGCTCAAGAGTTCGTTTTGGCACTATGAACGATAATCCCAAAGAGGAATATTTAAAATTTACACCAATTAAGCACAATGGTGAAAAATGTTTATTAATGTCCTGGCAAGACGTTTGCTGGATAGATGGGGAGTAATATGGCAACTAAACCTGGCCTATATGCCAATATCCATAAAAAACAGGCACGTATCGAACGTGAAAAAGCTGAGGGTAAACCCGTAGAGAAGATGCGTAAGCCTGGCACAAAGGGCGCACCTACTAAGCAAGCATTTATTGACTCTGCTAAGACTGCGAAGAAAAAATGAGCAAACACGATAAACCCATAGCTCATAAGACTACCGGCAAAGGTAAAACTTACAACCCTACAGACAAGGGTGCAGGTATGACTGCCAAAGGCAGAGCTGAATACAACGCTAAGAATGGCAGTAATTTGAAAGCCCCTGCCCCTAATCCAAAGACAGAGAAAGACAAAGGTCGCAAGGCTTCTTTTTGTGCAAGAATGGAAGGCGTAGTCAAGAAAGCTAAAGGCCCAGCAGAACGAGCCAAAGCATCATTAAAGAACTGGAATTGTTAATGTTGAATATATTACACAAAATTAAACGATTACTTGGAATCAAGCCAACCGCTAAAGAGCAATTATTAGCAGATTGGCCATTCCCTATTGAAGTAAAAACCAAGCCTACATTACAAAAGGCTACAACCCGTAAGGAAAAGAAAATGCCATTAAAAAAATCCACAAGTGCTAAAGCATTTAAAGAAAACATTAAGACAGAAGTAAAAGCTGGTAAGCCAGTAAAGCAAGCTGTTGCCATCGCCTACGCTGAGAAGAACGCTGCTAAGAAAACAAAGGCAAAGAAATGATCCAATTTACATTAGACCAAATCAACGAGTTATTGACTGAATTAGGTAAGCTTCCGTATATGCACTCTGCTCATCTTATCGCTGGTATCAAGCAAATAGCTGAACCACAAGTTGTTGCAAAAAAACAACAGTCTGATGAGATTAAAGAACCTGATATTTCACTATCATAGTGTTGTAAAAAAACAACAGAATCAATAACATGACAACTGAAGCAGACAAATCAAGATCAGAGAAGATGAAAGGTAACAACAATGCCGCCAAAGCAAAGTTGTTTACTGATCGCATCAAGATGAGCCTTATTCAAGATCCAGTCAAATTGAATACGATTGTTATGAAATTGATTGAGCTTGCAGAAGAAGGTGAGCCTTGGGCAGTTAAAGAGCTTATGGATAGGGTAGAGGGTAAACCGCACCAATCTACAAGCCTTGAGGACTCTGAAGGCAATAACCTCTTGCAAGCTATTGAAGTTAGATTCGTAAAGCCACAGGGGGAATAATGAACGCAAATGAACTGCCAGCAGAACAATTAGCTCAATGGTGCGATGAAGCATCAGAGGAATATGGTAATAAACCACTTGTGCAAGTAGCCACCATGCTACGCCAGCAACAAGCTGAAATAGAAGCACAAAAAACTGACGCAACAAAATGGTTTCTTAAATATCAAGAATGTTTTGTGCATGGAATTAAAGAAGCCAAGTGAGTGAAATCACCCCAGAGCTAAGGGAAGCAATATCAGCAGTTGACTTCCCTATTAAGCTCCAATTTCTATTTGAACCATCACGCTTTAAGGTATGTCATGGTGGGCGAGGCTCAGGTAAGTCTTGGGGCTTTGCTCGTGCTTTGCTTGTTTTAGGCGTTAAAAAGACTATTAGGGTGCTATGCGCTCGTGAGTTTCAAAACTCTATTGCCCAATCTGTGCATAGATTGCTAGCAGATCAGATCATCTCTATGAAGCTAGAATCATTCTATGAAGTGACGCAAAATCAAATCAGAGGCAAAAACGGCACAGAGTTTAACTTTGTTGGTCTTAAAAACAATCCTGCAAACATCAAATCTTACGAGGGTAGTACGCACGTTTGGATTGAAGAAGCGCAGACAGTAAGTGACCGAAGCCTTGAAATCCTTATTCCTACGATAAGAACGCCTGACTCAGAGATATGGATTACCTTTAACCCTGAGCTAGAAACTGATCCGGTATATCAACGCTTTGTATTGAACCCACCGCCTAATTGCCAAACAGTACGCATGAACTGGCAAGATAACCCTTGGTTTCCAGAGGTGCTGCGTAATGAGAAAGACCAGCTATTTAGCCGTGATAGAGAGGCTTACAACACAGTTTGGGAAGGCTTATGCCGCCAGACTGTTGATGGTGCTATCTTTGCTAAAGAAATGACTATGGCAGAGCTAGAAGGGCGTATATGTAATGTGCCTTACGATCCTATTAAGCCTGTGCATTTTGTGTTTGACCTTGGATTTGCCGATGCCACAGCGTTTTGGGCTGTCCAATTTATAGGCATGGAAACTCGTTTAATACGCTATTACGAGAACAACCAAGAAACAATAGCCCATTATCTTGCTAAGATTCAATCCTATGGATACGTTGTTGACACAATCTGGTTGCCCCATGACGCAGGAAACAAAACCCTTGCCTCAAACGGTAAGTCTATTGAGGAAATCGTTAGAGCAGCAGGGTTTAACACTAGAGTTATTGAGCGAACACCCATCGTTGATTCTATTAATGCTGCTCGAATGATGTTTAATAAGTGTTGGTTCGATAAGATCAACGCTTATGATGGCTTGCAATGCTTACGCCACTATCGCTATGACGTTGATCCTGACACTAAACAATTTAGCCAAAGACCTTTGCACGACAATTTCTCGCACGGAGCGGACGCCTTTAGATACATCGGATTAATGGTCAATGAGCCTAGAAAAGCCCCCAAGCAAAAAGCAACCTATAATTTGCCGTCAAGTTGGATGGGATAGGTGTTGTGAAAATGATACACTTGGCTTAAAATCAGCCAATCTATAAGGAATTCCTATGGCATACGACAGAGTTGCAGACTCACAATCAGACGGCAGAATTGAAGAAGCCAAAGACTTTTTAAGGCTTTGTAATGACTCTGACAGCAATAATCGTGCTGAAGCCCTTGATGATGTGAGATTTGCGGCTGGCGATCAATGGCCTGTAGATGTGCAAAATAGCCGAGTATTAGAAGCTAGACCTTGTCTGACAATTAATAAAGTTGACGCTTATATACGTCAGATCTGTAACCAGCAACGTCAGCAACGCCCACGCATCAAAGTGCATGGCATGAACAATCAATCCGATGCCAAAGTAGCGCAAATCATTACTGGTATCTGTAGGCATATTGAGAATCAATCTGATGCCGATTCTGCTTACGATCACGCTTTTGAGTACGCAGTTAAGATGGGCTGGGGCTACTGGCGCATCACGACTGACTATGTAAGGGATGATAGCTTTGACCAAGAAATCTACATTAAGCCTGTTGAGAACCCTTTTACTGTCTATTTTGACCCTAATAGCGTTTTACCTGATGGCTCTGATGCTGAGAGATGCCTTATTACTACCGTTATCAGCAAAGACGTGTTTAAAAAGATGTATCCCAACGCTGAATTTGACCAAGGATTCTCCAGTAGAGGAACGGGCGATACGGAATCGGAATGGGTTACGAAAGAAGATATACGCATAGCTGAGTATTTCTATACTGAGCGTGTTAAGGATATGTTGTTAGAACTATCTGATGGCACTACAGGCTATTCTTCTGAGATTCCTAAGAAAGAAGTATTAGAAGCGGCTGGCATTACTGTGATTGCCAAGCGTGATGTATGGCGCAAACAGATCAAGTGGTGCAAGCTTACTGCTATGGAAATCCTTGAAGAAGGCGAATGGGCTGGTAAGTTTATTCCTATTGTGCCTACTTATGGTCAAGAAGTACGAGTTGACGATAAGCACAAAAAATTTGGCTTAGTTCGTATGGCTAAAGACCCACAGCGTATGTATAACTACTGGTCAACTGCTCTGACTGAAACTGTAGCTCTCGCTCCTAAAGCTAAATGGCTATTGGCAGAAGGTCAAGACGAAGGGCATGAGAACGAATGGGCTATGGCTAACATCAAAGCGATGCCTGTATTGCGTTACAAACAGACAGATATTGAAGGCAGACCAGCTCCTGCGCCTACAAGACTGCAACCAGAACCACCACCAGCAGGTGTAATGACTGCGTTGCAAGGCATGAACAATGATTTACAAGCTGTAGTCGGTATTTTTGACCCTAGTCAGTTACCTACTGGCATGATGTCTGGCAAAGCAATGCAAGGTCAGCAACAGCAAGTGGATATGACTAACTTTCACTATTACGACAATCTGACTCGCAGTATCCGTCATACAGGTCGCATCATTCTTGACTTGATTCCTAAGATTTATGACAGAGAGCGTGTTATGCGAATCATTGGCGATGATGGCAAACCTGAGATTGTGACTTTAAATCAGCCTGGCACAGACGAAAATGGCGTATCTAAAGTCTTAAATGACGTTACTGTAGGCGAATATGACGTAGTAATGGAAACAGGCCCAGGTTACAACTCTAAGCGTCAAGAAGCAGTAGATTCTATGATGAGTCTATTGGCTGCAGACCCAAGCCTGATGCAACAAGCTGGCGATTTGATCTTCCGTAACATGGACTTCCCTGGTGCTGAGATCATTGCTGACCGCCTTGCTGCTGTAAACCCAATGGCGCAAATTGACGATAAGTCACCAATTCCACCACAAGTTCAGATGCAGTTGGCTGCAAGCAAACAACAAATCCAGCAGTTACAACAAGCCTTACAAGGCGAGCAAATGGACAAGAAATATCGTGCAACAGTTCAAGAGCAAGTCCAACAAGCTGAAACAGAACGTGAGAAGATGCGTCTGCAAGTCAAACGTGAAGATACAATGACTCGTACCGATACCCAAGCGCATGACACAGTCATTAAGACACAGACTCAGCTTGAAATTGAGCAAATGAAGGCACAGTTGGCTATGGTCTTGGCACATATTAATAAAACTACCAGCAAAGAAGCACAGGCTGAAGCAGTAGAACGAGCTATCTAGTGTTGTAAAAATGCAACATTAGTGATATAAATGAATTTGTAATACCTACCGTTGGGTTCAGCGGGTAAAAATCTTGGAGATTCCATGTCAGAAGCAGAAGTAGTAAGAACAGCATCAAACGTAGTAACAAGCGATAATTTAGCTGATTTCCATGCTGAAAAATTAGGTTTAGCTAGCGAAGAAGCTCCTGTTGCGGCTGAAGCAGTCGAGGAAACTCCTGATTCAGAGCCAGCAGTTGAAGCCCAAGCTGAGAGTGAGCCAGCGGCAGAAGAAGAAGCGGAAGTAACAGATAAGCCGAAACAAAATCCCAAACTTGAAAAACGATTTTCTGAGCTTACAAAACGAGCCAAACAAGCTGAGGCAGACAAGCAAGCACTAGAAGCACGTTTACAAGAACTTGAGAGCAAAGTAGCACCTGCACCCCTACAAGCTGATCCAGTAGGCGAAAAACCACAAGCATCGCAATTTAATGATGCTTTTGAATACGCTGAAGCTTTAGCCGAATGGAGCGCAGAAAGAGCATTAGTAGAGCGTGATAAGCAAGAACAGCAACGCCAAGTCGAAGCCCAGCGCCAAGAAGTTATTAAATCTTGGACAAGTAAGCTAGAAAAAGCCAAAGCTGATTTGCCTGATTTTGATGAAATGGTGGCATCTAGCCAAGTCCAAGTACGAGATGAAGTACGGGATGCGATTCTAGAGTCCGATGTAGGCCCTCAAATCCTATATCAATTAGC